CCGAGCGAGATGTCAAGGCCGTTCCGCTGCGCAGGCAGGTAGTCGGTCTTCAGAAGATCGCGGATCGCTTGGTCCTTCCGCATTATATCCCAAGCCTCAGTGCCGACCGTCAGGCGGTTCAGAGGGCCGCCGAACTTGCTGCGCCGAGCGATCTTCTTCCAGCCTTCGATGTCGGCGAGAATGTCCACGCCCGTTTCGCCCCAGCGGTTCGAGCCGGTAAGCTGGACCGTGTGTGCCGGGTCACGCTCGAAGTCGACGAGCGTGCGCGGATACCGCTCATCTTCGAGCGTGACGCGGCCGTGCTGGACCGCCTCCGAAGCCATCCACTCCCACCGACGCTCGATGGCCCGGCGATGCTGCCGCAGGATGTCGGTGACAATGGCGTCGTAACGCTCCTGCGGCGACATGGGCGGGTTCGAGTTCAGTTCGCCAAAGCCCGCGACCCGCTTGATGACGCGGGAGGCGTTCACGGCGTCCTTGACCTTGATGTAGGCCGGACGCAGCGAGGCCCGATACTCGGCGTTCGAGTAGATCGGCACGCCCTGCGCGGTAGGCACGACGAGCGGCGCGATCTTGCGCGTGTCGGTGAGCTTCGAGAAGTCGATCTCTTCCGTGGTGAACTGCGCGGTCGACGGGAAACAGAGCGACAGCCAATAGTTCTGCGGCGGAAGCGTGATCTCGTCGTCTCGGATCACATCGACAAGGGTCGAGGTCCGGTAGATAGGGTTTTCGATGGTCATGTTCGGCCCTCGTCAGATGTTGATGTTCGCGTCGGTGAACTTCGGCTTCGAGATCAGGATCGCAGGAGACGGCGACCCCGAATACTGGAACGCCCGAACCTTCTCGATTTCCAGATCGAAGGACGAATCGAAGGTAAGTGCGAGCATGTTGAAGTGCCCCGAGCGATACACGGGAACCGACATGCGCTGCCCAGCGGCCATGTTGATCGACGTGGCGAGCACGCCGAAAGCGTTCGAGGACGGGTTGGCGCCGCTCGCGAGAGTGGCACCGGACACAGAGAGGTTCGCCCCGAAGACGGCCAGCGTGATCGCGTTCCCGATGGTGCCGAAACTGACCGCCGTGACCGTGACTACACCGGCCGAGTTTGTCGCCGTGACGCTGGGATGCTTGGCCGTGCCCGTGCCGTAGGTCGTGCCCGCACCCGCCGCCCCGGTGATCGCCGCGACGAGGTTTTCGGCCGAAGCCGTCACGGTTCCGCCGATCAGGACTTCTCTCGGAAGGCCACCCGAGGTCAGAGCCGTGCGGAAGGTGTAGACCACGCCGCCGACCGTGACAGTGTTGCCGTTGGCCGCGTTACCCGCGCCGACCGTGACGGTGCCCGACGCACGGACGGCACCCGAGACCGTAGCAAGAACGCCGGTTTCGGCGATGACCGTGCCAAGGCCGAGTTGGAGAGTCGCGGTCGCGTGGATTTCGTGGTGCGTGACGGACGGCTGAGGCGTGTCCGAATAGAACAGTTCGGGCGGGCCGCCGTAGGTTTCGCTGTTGAAGGAAGCGATGCCCGGCGAACCGAGCGGGATGGTCACGTCGATGGGCATGTCAGGCTCCTGCTGCGATGACGGTTACTTGCGGATGGGAAGGCCAGCCGAGCGGCGCCCGGCGAGCTTGAGGCGAGCCGAAAGAACCGAATCGGAGTTGGCGTCCTCGGCCTGCGGGTCGGTGACTTCCGCGCCCACCGCCGGGTTCGGCGTCGAGTTCATGGCTCGGTCGAACGGCGTCACATTGTCACCGGAGGCGCGCGCCCCCGGAGCCTTGACCTCGGTAGGCATCTTGCCGAGGAACACCTTGGCCGTGTCCACGGGCATGTCGGTCGTCAGCGCGACGGCCATCGCGGCGGTCGGGCGGTTCTTCGCTTCTTCCGATTCGAGAATCGCCGTGATTCGGGCACGCTCGGAAGTGCGGCCTCTCTCGCGGGCGGCGTCGACCTCTTCGGCGGTAAACATTGCTTCGGGGGCTGCGTTCTGAGTCATCGTCTCGGTCTCCATTTCGATCATGCGCTGGAATTGCGCGGGTTCGTCCTCGTAAGCCCCGATACGATCTGCAAAGCCGACCCGGACAGAGTCCTCCGCGTCGTAAGCAAGCGCCTCGGTCTTCCTCACTTCATTCTCATCCATACCGCGATTTCTCGCGACAGTCGAGACGAAAACTCCGTAGGTCTTGTTGACCCGAGCTTGGATTCGGTCCCGAACGGATTCGGGAAGGCTCTGATAGGGGTTCCCATCAACCTTGTGCCTTCCGGCGTAGATCAGGGTCACGACAACGCCCATCTGATCGAGAGCGCCCGGAAAAGCGACGTGCATGGTCATCACGCCGACAGAACCAGTTCCGGCAGAACGTGCGACCGTCAGATTGACTGCGGCCGAGGCGAGGGAGTAGGCGGCAGAATAGGCGCCACCGACCGCGAAGGCGCGCATCGGCTTCTCTCGCCGCCAGCCGAAGATCTTGTCCGTAAGCTCGAAACACCCCGCGACCTCGCCGCCGGGACTATCAACGACGAGGCAGATTCCTTTCACGGCGGGGTCTCGCAGCCCGCGCTGAATGGCCCGCTCGATGTAGTCGTAACCTGTAGCCCAGCGACCCAGCGCGTAGGGGAAACGATTCAGGAGGACGCCCTGAACAGGGATGTGAAGGATGCCGTCCTTTACGACATAGGGCCGGTAGGGATTGGGGTCCGAACCCCAGAAATCGCGGTCGTCCGAAGCGAAGGCATGGTCCTGCGCGAGTTCGTGCTGTGCGACGTAGGCAACGCACGACCGGAAGAGGTCGACATGACCGGGGTCAACAAGAAGCGGTTCCCCGATCATACGTGCCGCAAGAGGCAACATACGGTCTTCAGTCATCTCGGTCGGCATCAGGAGCTTCCCTTTCGTTGCTGTCGTCACGAACGTCGCCGCCGACAGCGTTCATCATGTTCGAGTCTTCGTGAAGGACTATGCCCCGCGCTTCGCGTTCCTTCCTTTCGCGTTCCAACTGCGCATAGACCTTCCGCCAGTCCTTGCCAAGGCGCGAAAGCTCGTCCTCGTGCGTGGAAAGGCCGTAGCGGATGCGGAGGGTCGCGGCCTGAGTTTCCTTGAGTTCGTCGATCTGGCCGCGCGCTGCACCGATCCAGTCGGCGTTCGCCAGCGCGTCGAACATGCTGTTCTGGTAATCGTCCGTATAGAGCATGTCAGCTTGGGAGGCGCGGAACGTATCGAGCCGGTCGTTGTTGATCGCCTCTTCCAGCCAAAGCCGGTAGATGAAGTTCGCAACCTTGTCGGCGACGATCCGCTTCCGCGACTGCATGAACTTCCACGTCCCGAGCATGGCCGCTCGGGCGGACGAGTAGTTCGTCTTGGTGTAGTCTCGGGACAGTTCTTCGTAGCTGACGCCAAGAAGCGCCGCGATGTAGCGCAACATGGAAGTCTCGAACTCCTGCCCGACGCCACCGGGCGTGCCCGCAGGACGGAGTTGCAGCCGCGTGCCGGGGTAGAGATGAGGGATGCGGGCACCGTCCAGTTGCAGGTTCTTCGCCGCCCCCGCATACTGCAAAACCTGCTCCATGTAGCTCGTGGCGTAGGCACTGATCGCCTCGCCGACGCTGTTGCTGCCCGCACCGAGTTGCTGGAACACGACCTCGGTCGGAAGCTCCGACTCGATGGTGGCGGCGTAGCTGGCGTTCAGGACCGCGTTTTGAAGCGTCACGTCGCGGAACTTGCGCGTGATCGCTACCTCGCGCAGACCTGCTGTAAGTTCCGAAACCGCGCGGGTCTGCGCAACGCGCCGAGCATCGCGAAAGAAGCCGACCATCTGGCGACCCCACGGCTTCTTGGCCGGAACTTCTTTCCAGAGAATCGGGTTTGTCTGAAAGAGCATCCGATACTCGCTCGGATGCTGCGTGCGAATGAAGTAGCTGACTCGGCGGCCGTAGCGGTCGTGTCGGATTCCGCCCTTTACCATCGGGTCGGACGAAAGCTCGAACGGGTTCGACAGCCGGTCGGTGTCGATCATCTGGACTGCCGTGCGATACTCGCGACCGCGCCGAGGCAACCATTCTGCGGTCATCAGGGCCTCGCCGCCGAACACGACAACGCCGACCGCAAGACGGATGATCTCGGTAAAAGTCAGTTGCCCCGCCGCGTCGGGCCAGCAATGTGGGCTTTCCGCCCAGAGCATGAACTTGGTCTCGACCTCGCGCTGGAACTCTTCGGCCCACTCGCTGCTGAAACCGAGAACTTCCGCCGCAGGCTTGGAGTTGAGCATGAAGAACGCGCCCACGATGGAGTCGCGATGTTGCTGCTCGCCCCACTGGACATAGGCGTCGTTGCGGTGAAGATCGCGGGCACGAGCGTCAAGAAGCCGCTTGTCCGGCAGGTTGTCGGCATCGGCGGATCGAAGCGCCGGGTTCCACGACGAGATCTGACGGTCGAACCGGGCGGCACCCTCGAAAGCGCCGCCGAGCGCCATGTCCTTTCCGGCCTCGGCAGCAAGGCGCGCGGCGAACTGCTCCAAGTTTTCTTGCGGCACCGTCTTCATCAGCGAACCATTCGGGCATAGAGAGGCCCGACCGAACCGGGCGGGAGGCCGAGCGCCGCGCGAAGCTCCATGATGTAGCCGCGAAGGCCAGCGCGCGTGGCCGGATTATACTCGATACGCTCGCCGTTCTGGTCAACGAACACCCGAGCCTGAGTGCCGATCTGAAGATCGTGCCAAGCCTGTTCGGCCTCGGCGAGCCGCTTTCGGGTTACAACCGCCTGTTCTTCGGTGAGGGGGAGATACATCAGCCAAGCTCCGCAGCGAGTTTCGCCATATCATAACCGGACTTCGGCTTGGCGTCGAACGGTTTTCCCTTGTCAACCTCAGGCGAGAAAACAAGGCTGTTCTGATCCCACCGTTCCGCCCAAGACGGCGGGTCGTCGAACCTGATCCGCTCTATCCCGACTTTCTGGGACAGGCAAGCCGCAATGCAGTAGGCAAGCAAATCCCAGGACTCGTTGCGGTAGGCGCGAGGGTTGATCCACCCCTTCTTAGGGTCTTTGATTTCGACCGTCAACTCGGTAAAGAAGCTGGGTTCCAGCCAGTTCGGGAAGTTGATCCTGCCGCCGGGGTCGGTGCGGTCGAGCGCGTGGTTCAACTGGTCCTTCACCGCGTTCG